TAACAGCTGTCTTTAATTTTGAACCAGGGTTATCTTTTTTATATTTATTAACCCCAGCCCTTGTCATTCCCGCTCCACTTTTAGTAGAGCGAAAATATTTTTTAGTCTTAGGTGGTTGTTTATCACCCATTTAATTTAGACGTATCTTTTAACCCATTCACTAATAATAGTGACGCTTTCGCCATTTACGATATTAGATGGTACTACTATAAAAATATCACCAGATACATTAGATGCTTCTGAGTTGTCAATTCCTCCTGCACTTGTAAAATCGTAACTATCGCTTCCTTGACCTAAAGTTAAGAAAGTTTCATTAGCACTGCCTCCTACATTCCATTGTAATTGAACTGGACTTGCTGCCGCTGCAAGACCATTATTAAACCAAAGTTTTTTTAATATAACTCTGTTACAGGTTTTTCCTTCTGCGTTAGTAGTTAAGTTTCCAACATCTATCATAACTGCTGAATGACCTGAGCCATCAGAAATATTTACATAGCTGTGAATTAATTTTCTTCCACCATCAAATATGTTTCTTGTGGTAACTGAATCTGCCATTTTATCTCCTTGTAAGGGGCGCAGTCATTACACTACGCCCAGGTTGTTAATGTTTATGCTAAGGCTTTATTTTGTAAATATACAACAGTCACTGATGCAACACCAGTTGTGCCGTCACCATTTTGACCATCATAAGAAGCTATAATAGCTACGTCTGAAGTACCTACGTTAGTAGCTTCTGCATCTAATGTACCGTGTGTTGTTGCTAAAGCTTCAACGTTTGTAGCACTAAGAAATGCATTTGGGTCAGCTGCTGTACCTACGTTAACTACTGAAGTACCTGAATCATTTGCTACTGTTGTTACGTTTAAAATAACATCAATAATTTGTGAATTTGCAGGAATCTGTGCAACAGTTGTTGTATTGTCTGCTCCAATAATATCAATCATTGCTGATTGAGCCATTACAACAAAACCTACGTTTGCTGTAATAGTATTGCCGTCTGTGTTTTGGTATGTATCAGGTATTGTTCCAGCTTTAATTGGACCTGAAAATCTTGTAGTTCCCATGTCAACCTCCTTATGTGTTGTCTAACTTTATTGTTAGTCTTGGTTACTTTATTATAGATAAAAAAAAGGGCGCAGTAAAGCGCCCTTTTTAAATTTAAGTTTTTTTAAAACCTATGATCCTTGAGAACCATAAACACAACGTGGATCTGAATAGCCGTAGCTATATCTCTCACGAGCTTTATATCTCATGTTACCTGTATCAAAGTCACCTTCCATACCTGTAGCAAGAGCAGCTCTTGTGAAGTGTTTAAATCCGTTAGGACAATCAGTCTTTAAGAACCATGCGTCTGTGTCTGTTAAATAATGGTTAACTGTGTAACCTTCAGGTAACATACCCATGTTTCTCATAGCGTTGATATCGTTATCAGCTGTACCGACTCTAAGAGTTGAATTTAAAATTCTATCGGTTACGAATTGGCTGTTTACAGGAATAATTAACTTCCTACCATTCATAGCGACTTTTAAGCCTCTTTCATCAATAAAAGCTGCAATATCAATCATACCCTGTTCAAGGGATGTTTCACTGATATCAGCATCAGTAGCACTTCTGTTTGAGAAGTTACCACCAAGAGTTGTAGGATGCGCTGTGTTTACTAAAGACACACCATCACCACCTGCGGTAGCGAAAGCTGTGTTTAGTACGTTTGCACCTTTAACTTGCTTTGTGTATGCCATAGATCTTGCTAAGGCTTTAGTGTAACGCGCTGATAAAGTATCATAAAGGTTATCCTCTACTGCTTCCTCAGTAAGAGCAAATGCTAATGCNNGTTCTAGCTCTTTGGCTAATTGACTTCTATTTATTGCCATTATCTATTCCCTCTCTATATACCAGCTGTACCAGTACCAGCCATCATTACGTGATTATTAATTTTAATCACAAAGATTGAATGACTTTCTCCGATTGTGTTCGATGGAACATCGTAGAAGTGAAGCAATCTTACTTGATGGGTAGCTGTGGTAGCACCTGTGCTTGAATCAATCTCAACACCTGAAACACCAGTAATAGTACTGCCTGCTCCAAATGTTAAGTTGGCGTTTAAGTTAATTGAACTTGTACCTAGCTCAGATCCTACTGAATCTTGCTGTGCAATGAACAACTGTTGAGGATCGTCACATACAAAAGCTTTAGCATCAGTTGTTGCTAAACTTGCTGGTATGTAAGCGTTCCATGTTGGTTTGTTAGTAGTTGGATCAGTGTAGAAACCACCCATAAATACCCCTAGAAGAGCGTCACTTGCTGTTGCTACTTCTACAGTACCGTCATTTTTTGGTTTGACGGGATCACCTGTAAAAATTGCAGTAGATTGTGAGCCACCTACGAGATATTGAGTTTGTCCACCATTATTCGGATTCTGACCATTTTTTGCTATCGGTCTAAGACCGAATGGGGCATCTATATTTGCCATTGTTTATCATCCTTTACAATAATAGATTTGATGGCAAAAAGTCTAATCATTAGTCTTTTTTTCCACCAAACGTTACTCGACTCTGCCTACCTTGTTGGATAGGCATACTAGGATGCTCTTCTTTCATTAGATCATTTTCAACTGAGGCTGTCTGTTCATCTGTTAAACGTTTAAAGTAGGCATCTCTGTCTTCTTTAACTTCAACGGGACATCTCATTAATAATAATCCACCCACTCCTATAACACCTTTATATTTACCATCCGTTACAGAAGGTAAATCCAGTCTGTCAGGATATTCATCATTTCTGACAAATTCATAACCAGATCTTAAACGGCCCATGACGTTTTTTTCGTCACTTTCGCCTCTAAATTCTGCTCTAACCCATCTATGATGGAATCCTTCAGGTGGTTCTGGTGCGTCTAAGTTTGAGGGAGGAACCCATCCCCTCTTACGAGCAACCTTTTCGCGGGTTTCGGCTTTGCGTGAGGTCTTCTTCACAGTTTCATTATTATCTTCCATGTTATTACGCCTCCTTCACGTGTTTTGCGTATTCTTCTAGTGGCACACCAAGTTTTTTAGCTATTGCTACCTGAGAGGGTGTGAGTCTAACAGTTCTGCGTCCAGATGACGAGTTGCGGACGACTGAAGCAACTTTTTGCTTCGGCCGTGCTTCCCCACCATCAGAAAATTTGTGGGGGAATTCTTTTCGTATACGTTTATCTAATTCACTATAGTATTCATCGTCTCTTGGGTCAACACCTTCTTTAACAAGATTTTGATGTATATCATAGGCAGTATACGTCATAGCATTATCATTTCCAAACCAAGTATTTTTAGATGCCCAAGCTTCTGCTTGTGGATCAGGTCTTTGTTCGGGTTGAGCGGCTACATTATTATTAATAGTTTGAGCTACGTTTTCTACAGGAGCTGCTTCCATTTCTGCTTTTCTGTTAGCAGCTTTTTGTTTGGAAAGTTTTAATCTTTCTGCTTCTATAGTAAGTCTAGCAATCTCTTGATTTGCTGCTACTTGTTTTTCTACATCTTGAGCGTTGATAGCGGCTTCTAAAGCTCTTTTTGCAAACTCATTTTGATTAACTAAACCTTTTTCTCTTTCACCAAGATAAGCATCATTTTGAGTAAGACTAGAAGATTTCATTTTTTCAGATTCTTCTTTCATTTTTTTAGCGTACTCAATAGCCGCTGCTTCACGCCTTTCAGCTTCACGCATTTTCTTAGTGAGTTTATCTATTCTTTTTTTAACTCCAGTACTATATTCTTCTAATTCATTTTCATCAGTTGATTCAGGTTTAAAAGATTCTTCCTGAGTTTCTTCTTCAACAATAGTAATATTAGAATCAACTTCTTTAATGTTGGGATTTGCTTTTACTTCCTCTTGCAATTCAACATCGACTGATTTTCCTGAAGTATCAATAGGAACTGATTTTTGTTCTTCTGTTTTAAGTGTTTCCATTTTATCTCCTTAAAATATATTAGCGGGTAAGACATCTCTTGGATCATCTAACGTTGCTAAAATTTCATCATCATTAATAATACGTAGTTCTCCGCCTTCAATTTTAATTCTAGCGCCTGCGTATCGTGTAAAAATAACCCAATCACCTTCTTTACACCAAGGTCC